AACAATCGGGGTAACGCTGGCCACGAGAGCTTTACGTCCAGCAAGAATCTTCTGAAATGCCTTGTTGTACGCTGTGATCTGGGTTTTGTAGTCTTTGATGGCTGTCTTGGCCGCATTAAAGTCTTTCGTATCTTTTTTAGTGCGGTCCTTTTCCTTCTTTGCCCAATAATCTTTCTTAGCTTCCTGAAGCGTCTTGATCTCATCCTTGAATCCGTCGATCTCATTGCGAATATTCGTCAACGTATCGATGGTACTAGCATTCAAATTCGTAAACGTCTCGTCGATACTAGCCGCGGATTCTTTCAGACCATTAGCAAAGTCTGCGCTCGAATATACTGAGTCAAGCTCAGCCAAGATGGACTTGAGGCCCTTGAGAATCTGAAACTGACTAGCAAACGCGTTAACAACAGAGTCAGCAAGGTCGTCAGGATTAATATTGAGTGTCTTGAGTTTTAGACCTTGGATTCCTTTAAGGAGTCCTTGGCCTGTCTTCAACGTAGCCCGCAGACGTCCGACGATACCGCCAATCCTATCTACAGCGGCATTAATCCCAGGAATAGAACTGATAATACCCTGAGCAACACCAGCACCAATAGCCTTACCGATACCGATGCCCGCTTCGGTGAAGCGACGAGCAAAATTCTGGGCATTCGCTTCGATGGTCTCTACAAAGGTAACGATAGCTTCCAATCCAGCAATAGCAATATCGCTAGCAGCAGAGCCAAGACCCTCAATAAAGCTAGCAACAGCTTCGCCACCAGCGACGACAATATCCTTGGCGCCCTTACCTAGACCCTTGATAAACTCAGCAACGACCTTGGCGGCCTTTGCTGTAATATCTTTAGCGTTCTTAGCGATACCGTCCAGGAATGCCTTAATGACGTCAGCACCAGCATCCAGGAAATCCGGAAGCTTAGTAGCGATAGCCTTAAGGAACTTCGTGACGATCTCAACGGCCTTCTTCGTGATCTTACCGATATTCTTGCTGATACCCTCAAGCAACTTAATTAGGAACTTAGCTCCAGCATCAACAAGCTCTGGAAGCTTATTTGTCAATGCCTTGAGGAAGTTGATAATCACATTGGCTGCTGCCGTGGTAATACGGCCAATGTTTTGACCCAAACCGCGCAGTAATGAAACCAGCATATCCAGACCGGCTGTAACCAACATCGGGAATGCAACACGTATCGTGTTAACCGCGGTTGTCAGCAATACCAAGAACGCCTGCCCAATCTTGGGGGCGTTGATGATAATTGCGTTCAACATAGCAGTAATCAATTGACCAACGGCAACCGCAATTTGCGGAGCTGCCGCAGCGACCGTTTTGATAAGAACCACAATAGCCTTACCCAACTCAAGGGCTACCTTTGGCATAATCTTGGCCAGCTCAATAAACATCTTAACCAAGATGCCAATTGCTGCAGGACCGACAATCACCAAAAAAGCCAAACCGGTACCCAGTAGAGCTACACCAGCACCAAATAGCAACATACCAGCTCCAGCAACAACCAGAGAAGCACCCAACGCAAGAATCGCCGGAGCCAATGGCCCAATAAACACGCCAGCAACACCCAGGACCACAAAGGCGCCGGCCAAACTGACCAGACCCTTGACAATGGAACCCCAGGACTGCTGACCCAATAGGAGCATAGGTGGCACCAATAGTGCCAGAGCTGCTGCAGCAATAACCAACGACGCAGAACCAGTTAGTGTTCCACGCATAGCATTGAGACCGATAGCCAGAATGGCCATAGCACCCGCGAGGGCCGCCAGACCTTTAGCCAACGATCCCAATGAGAGCTGCCCCATCAGGGCAATTGAGGCTGCGATACCACCCAGGGCAACTGAAAGAAGCACCAACCCAGCCGCCTGTAGAGCCAGCGTCTTAGGCAGGAAGGATACCGCAATACCAAGCGCAACAATTGCCGCCACGATAATGCCGAGTCCCTTACCAGTAGCCGCCAGATCCATACCACCAAAGGTCTTAATCGCAGCCGCCAGGCCCTTCAGGCCCACAGCAACCGCAATAAGACCAATACCAGTAAGCGCGATATTTGGCGGAACGAACATCATAGCCAAGCCAACCGCAACCAGTGCGCCGGCTACACCCACGAGTCCCTTACCGATTGTGGCCCAATCCATGGTCCCGAAGTCCTTTACGGCCGAAGCCAAGACCTTCAGAGCAATGGAGATCGCCAGAATACCAATACCTGCGCGTACCATACCGCCTGAGTTTGCTGAGAGGGGGATAGAGGCTGCCGAGATGGCAGCAAGAAGCACCGCAACCCCCGTCAGACCCTTAGCCAATTCCTCCCAGCTAAGTTTGGATAGAGCAAAGACGGCAATAACCAGCGCATCGATCGCGATAGCCAGAAGAATCATCGAGGCCGCCAGAAGCGGAACCTTGACGAAACCACCCGTGGCGCTGATCTTGGCAATAATACCCATAGCGACCAACAGCATTCCGAAAGCGACCCCAAGAGCACTAAGTGACTTGGAAAGACTCTCACCATCGATCTTGGATAGTGCTACAACAGACACCGCCAGAATACCAACCGCAATAGCGATCTTCATCAGCGTATCTGCCTGGATACCACGCTGCATGGTCTTGAGTGTGCCGGTTAGCTGGTTGAATGAGCCGGAGATCTCACCAAGAAGTCCCCCGGAGATATCAACACTGAAATTCTTAATGAAGTTCTTCACTGCGAGTAGAATTCCACCAAGAAGACCAACAGTGATTGCATCGACAACGTCGTTAAATTCAACATTACCGAATGCTTCACCAATAGCATCACCAAGCTTACCAAATACGTCGATGACAAACAGCGCGGCTGTAGCAAGACCGTTTAGAATCGTGACGAGAATAGACGATCCGCCGCCCCCGCCACCAGATCCACCCCCGGAGAAAAGTCCGCCAATAGCACTGGCCAACTTACCGAATAGGATGATCGGTTTGGCGAGAATATCGCCGAGTTTGTCAAATACTTCACCGAAGTCTTCGCTCCAGCGAATAGCAATGGCAATTTGGACAATAAAGTCGGCAATAGACGCAATAAGTTCTAGGAATCCACCAGAACCTTCGCCCGCAATACCAAACAGTTTCTTGAATACACCAAAGATTTCCGTAACAATTGATGCGCCGATGCTAAATATAGCAAAGACACCAGCAAAGATACGTTTAAGAACAGCAAGCCGCTCTTTACCTGGAATAAGTGAGGCCGTAAACGCTTCAAACCGTTTTGTTAGATCAAAGAGTTCCTGCCCAGTTTTGGCGGGGAAGAATGCTCGAAAAGCAGAGCTAACCGTTTTTACTACCGCGCCAACAGCAGCGAAAATATTCTTAAAGCTCTCGATAAGCTTGGTACGTCCGCCCAAGTCTTTCCAATCCTTAAGAACAGCATTTCGTGATTCAGCAGAACGATTGATAATTCCATTAAGACCATTTGATAGTGCCGTAAAAGTCTTCTTAGCTTCATTAAAGCCACCGAAAATGATTTCAAAGGTGTCACCCCAACCCGAAGCCGACGTTTCTGCAGCCACCTTGAATACAGTACCCAGATCTTTAACGTTTGTTGCGGCAATCTGAGCAACTTTGGCGGTCTTCTGAATGGAATGAATTTGCGCATCATTAAAGCCAATAGCCGCAAGTTCCGCATCCGTCATATCACCAGTGAATTGCTTCAACGTGGTTGTTAGAACGTCTGAAGTAAGCCAAGAAGGTCCTGATGCTGACAAGATAGATTCACGAAAGGACTTACCTTCAACCGTGACATTCTTCATTGCGCCTTTAAGCTTAACTGAGCCCTTCTCGAGCGTACCCATAGCTTCACCGGTTTGGGCCAGAGCGCGCTGGAATTGTGTACCACTCAACCCCGCAGCCGTAACAGACATCCAGTCTTGAGCCGTAACTTTACCAACGGCAATTGCTTGTGCCAACTGACGATATGCTCCAGTTGCCTTCTGGGCATTAGACCCAGACAGAGCCGCCAGGTTAGCAATACCTTTAATTGACTGCACCGAAGTATCCAGATCCACACCAGCAGCCGTAAAGAGACCAATGGCGTTTGCCATTTCGCTAAAGTTGTAAATCGTCTTATCCGAATATCGATTCAGCTCATCAAGAGCCTTATTGACATCAGCAAGCGTAGCACCAGACTGTTCCGTATTAGCCAGAATCGTCTGAATTGAATTCAGGTTAGTAGTATACTCACTGAACCCCTGCATGATGGGGGCAACAGAAAGCGATTTTACCATGTCAGTAGCTGTCGTTACAACTTTGCTGGCTATGGTAGCCAACGCAGTAACACCAACCACTTCCAAAGCTGAAAAACTCGCTTTAACTGTTTCAAGGCCTTGATTAAGCGGATTGAAACTGACACGACGGGTGGCAGCATTGATTCCGTCAAGACTTTTAACTGCACCATCAAAGCGCATACCGCTCTTGAGCTTATCGCTGGCCACAGCCACATCCTGAAGGCCCTTTGACGCACCGCCGAGATGCAAGCTCTGCTTAAGGCGGTCCAACGTACTAATTGTTTGTGCAGCATTGGCTTCAAACTTAGCGTTTTCGAAGCTCATAGCAACTACTCGATCATCAACAGTCTTACCCATTAGCTTGTCACCTCCTTCCAGACGTCGTCAGCGATTTTATCGAATAGCGGTTGTACTGCAGGGTTAATATAGTCTCGTCCCTGCACGTAACCGCCGGTACCTGTACCGTGGCCATACTGAATAAGAATTGCAATGACTTGCCCGTCGTTTTGATGACGGTTATGCCATACAATTGAGTAATATCCTGCGCGTTGCACAATCTCGTAATACCAGCCCGATGCGGTAGCTCCGCTATCTACTGGGGTGGCGTTAGATAGTACGTTGACGCCTTGTTCACCGTACTTGCTGAGAATCTTTGCAATATAACCGGAAAGAATCTTGTTCAGGAACTTCTCTGTGTTCTTGAAGTCGCCTTTTTGAGTAACGGTGATCATCCTACTCCTAACCTAAAGCTAGAAATTTAGAATATTAGTATTATCGTGTGACACGACAATGAATTCATCTATGGTTGGCGGGGTACCTGATTCCGACATAAGCCTGAAACCAACTTTACCAGCAACGGTTGCATCAAACGCCGGATCAACCGAAGCCATCAGGTTATTATATGGTGTACCACCACCTCTAGGATCTGTTTGCCATCCCTCGCAGATCACGATATTACCCGTCAGTCGAGCCACCATAAACACTGGATCACCTGGAGAAATAGGCGATAGACC